CAAGTGAACCCGAGTTCGTGGCGTGTAGTGCGCTACCGTTGCCGCCATGCTTTCCTCCACGTAATAAAAAACCGCCATGTGGCGGTTTGGTAAAAACAAACTATCTATCGGGCGCAGCTTTTAACTACGTCAGTCACATTCGCAGATGGGTTCTGCCAAGTGCGATAGAAATGGTAAGCAACGGTTGACCCGCCTGCTGATGGAGTTACATCAACAACGTGCCAAGGTGACTCCGGATTCGGCGCTATTACTGAGTATCGCTCCCCCGATGACTGCAAAACCCCGCCGACACTGCCACCAATCAACGATGTGTTTTGCCATCCGTCACGAATACATTCAGCAAGGCTCTTCGCGGTTTTTCCAGAGGAAAGCTTTAAGACTGGAGGAGTATTCCGAATATCGCTGGCTGTAGAACATGCCGCCAACAGAGCTACCGCCAACACTCCTACGAACAATTTCATGCAGATCACTCCTGTGGGAAATGCTGCAAGATATCACTGAGCATCGCGGTGACGCAGCACAAGGCGTGTCCGATCAAGCCAGGGCCCGCCGAACACGATGACTTCCGACGGCCTGCCGTACAGGTGGTGCAACAGGAAAGGGCCAGGACCGAAGGTCGCCGAATCCTCGCCGAGTAGTGCCGGATCGTTGCCGAGGAAAATCCCGGCATGGTTCGGGTGAACCGTCCTCCCCACCTCCATCACAATCATGTCGCCGCGCTGTGGCTGGTCGACCTTGTAGAAGCCGGCGGACTCGTAGTTCTCTTCGTACAGGCTGGCGTTTTCTTTGCTTTCCCACCAGCCATCGGCACGCTTGAAGGCTGCGAACTCCACCCCCCACTCTCGCTTGTACCAATCGGCACAGACCTGCCAACAGTCCCAGGCGCCGTGGACGAACGGCCGTTTCAGCAGCGGCACCTCGCCGCTCGGCATGACTGTGCGCAGGTCGCCCTCGGGCCAGCTCAGGATGTGCCACGGCAGCGCCGTCGCTTCGCACATGGCCAGGTCGCGCGGCGACGGCCGACTGGTCGCGTCAGGATGTGAATGAACCACGCCGATCACTTCGCCGATATCCTCGGCCGCAGCGTAGTCCTCCGGATCGATCCGGAATTCTTCGTTCGGCTCGGAAGCGACATTGCGACACGGGTAGTACTGCTGTTTGCGTCCGATCGCCAGCAGCAGCCCGCAGCACTCTTTCGGGTACTCGGCAGCTGCGTGCGCCTGGATCGCGATCAAAATGTACTTGCGCATAGTCAGCTCCGGGCGATCAAGGAAACGGCAGGGAAGCCACCGAACGGCAGCGGGTTACCTATTCCAAAGCGTGGCTCGCACCCCTTCCCGATGGTTGCATCACACTCATCCAGCTCCGGGTTGCCGGTTGGCACGCCATCCTTCGTGACGTAGCCACCGGTATAACCGCAGTTCGGCCCCCGGTAGCCGCCAGTGAGGCACCAGTGGCACAACGTTGTGGCCTGTCGGCCAATGGACTCGCCGCCGACATCGCCAGGGCTGGCCAACTCCCAACTGACTGTCTCGCCGTCCTCGTTGGTCTTCTGGTCGATGTACCAGACCTCGATCGTCTCTTGCGTTGGATCTGCCGTCGGGTTGCCGGCCGGGAAGTTCTGGGCATCCAGGTACGTGCCCAGCGTGTGGCGCATCGTCAGCTTGAACTCGAGCAGATCGGCGAACGCCAGGCAGAGCGCGGTGATGCGCCCACTGACGTTGCCGACAGACAGCGTCGGCCGCACGGCCGTGCCATCGCCATTCGACTCGATGCCGTCAATTTGCATCGGCCAGGCACCGTACTCGTTGCCCTGCCACCAGATAGCCTTGGCCGGCAACTGGTCGGCATTGGCGCCGGCGGCGATCAGCTCGGCCGCCGTGTGAGGGATCGAATGCCCGTGAAAGCGCAGAATGTCTGCACCGTAGTCGCTGCCATCCAATTCAAAGAGCAACACTTCACTGCCAGGCTCGAGCACCTGGAGATCGCTGATCAGCGGCATGGTTGCCCCTTATGGGAGGAAGGATTGGGTAAACGTGGTGTTGAGGGTAAAAATGCCGGCACCGTTCGGGGTCACGCTCGGCGCTGTGGCCCGGTAGAAGCCCAACGCGCCAAGCGGCGGAGTCCAGAGGAAAGACTTGAAGCCAGCATGCCGATCAAGAAACGCTTTGATCTGCAGCGCAACCGATTCGCCGACAACGAATGTCACCGGCCAGCTGTCCGTTTTGTTGTTGATCCCATCACCCACCACTTGCTCGTAGCCGTTGCCGAATTTCGAGCTGCGCACCCGATACTCCGGCGCGCTGGTCGGCTCCACTTTTGGACACCAGGTAAACGTTTCAACGGCCATTGACCACTCTCCAAATCGATCCGCCTGGTCGAAGCTCTTCAGCAATCGCCTGTTGTGCCCCACGCTTTGCTACGTCGGCATACACCTGCCCTACAGCCTGCATGTCCTGTTGCGAGGATGCTCCGTTACCGGAACCTGCGACCTCGATGGTTTGCTGAATCAGCACCTGGTTTGCACTCATCGAACCACCATCAGAACCACCGATTGCTTTTACGCCCAGCGATCCATCGGCGGTTCGAGTAAGCGGCATAATCGCTTCGTCGCCTGCCTCCCCCATGATGCCGATATCACCGCCAGCCATGCCAAACGCGGTCGGCTTGCTGACTACGCTGTTGGTGAACGCACTGCCCTTGGCAAACATCTGCACGCCCGACGCCCAGGCGCCGCCCTTGGCTTGAATGCTGCCCGGGGAAAAACCAGAGAGGTCGGTACCGGTGTAGCCCGCTTGGGTAGAGCCGGCAGAGGTCGCCGATCCAGCGAAGTAGCTAGTGCCTGCGCTGACCAAATTACTCAGCAATGCCGAGCTGGCTTGCCGCGTGGCGATCCGTGCCATGTCCGCCAAAATCGATTTCGTGAAGTCGGCAAACGATAGCTTCCCAGTCATGGCGAAGTTGACGACGGCGTCCTCCATGGAACTGAAAGCGTTCCCGAAAAGACTTCGGGTCTGCCCGGCCACGTCCTTGGCGCTGTCGAGATAGTCCTGCCAGGCACCGCGGGCACCGTTGGTCCAGTCGCTTTGGGCCGCATCCATCTGCGCCCAGCCCTCCTCCATCGCGGCAATCTGCTTGGGCAGGTAAGCGTTTGTCAGGTCGATCTGATCTTGAAGCGCCTTGCGCTGGGTGTCGGTGGTTGCGGTTGCAAGCTCAGTCCGCAAGGAAAGGACCTGGTCGTTGGTTTGTCGCTCAAGCTCCAGCCGCTCCAGATAGCGATCTGACTCTTTGCTCCCCATCCCGACGGCAGCGGCTTGGGCGGCGTACTGCGCACGCTGATTGTTCAGCTGTCGCTCCAAGTCCATCTGGTATTGGAGAGCCTGTGAGAGACCGTTCGCAGAGTTGACCGCTTCATTGAACTGGCTGGCCAGCCACGCCGTAGCCTGTCCGTACTGTTGCTTCGTGATTTTTCCGTTTTTCAGCAGGAGATCAATTTGGATCGTCTGCTTCTTGAAGTCCTCGGCCGCGGCATTCACCGGGTCGAAGGTTTGCCGCAACTGGTCGAAAGCGGTGGCCGCTTGTTTCAGCTGCTCCTTGAGTTTGTTCTGTGCGTCTGTTGCTGACTTGGTGGTGCCATTGAGTTGAGCGACTTGCTTGTCGATCGCAGCAATGGCACGCGCATATCGATCGGCGTTGGCAGGATCTTTGGTCATGGCAGCGACCAATGCAGCACGGTCCTGCTCCAGCTTGTTCAATCGATCATACGAGTCCAGCAACTTCAGCGTGGCAACGTTGGCCCCGGTTCGGGCGACAGTGACTTTCTGCTCCTGCTGCTCAACCTGCTTATTCCCTTCGACCAGCTTCTGGTCACCCCAACCGCGCAGCTCGGTGTACGCCTTATAGCTGGCCAGGCGCGCATCCGAATCCTTCTTTGCTGCCTGCAGGTCCTGCCCGAAAAGGTCACCCACAAACAACGTCGGGTTGGTGGCGAACTTGTTCAGACCACCTTCGGCTTTGTTGTAGGCATCCAGTGAACGGTTGGTGTTTTCCTCGGAAGCGACACCCGCCAGATGCTGCTTCTTCTTGTCTCCAGAGAAAAAGGAGGTGACATGTTCAAGGTCGGTCATCATTGCGCGAAGGTCGTTTGGCAACTGGGCCAGCCCGGTCGCCGCCGCGCCGGTCAATTTCACAACCAGCGCCGCGAGGTCAGCCATACCCTGCTGGAAGCCTGGATCCTTGACGATGTCGCGCAAGCCATCGAGCGAGTTCTGCAGCGGGCTCATATCGACATTGGCAAGGCCCGAGACAAACTCGTTGCGCAATCCCTGCGCCTGGGCCTGCAGGTCTTGAATGATCTCGTTCGCCCGCACCAGGTTGGCGATCTGCTGCGGATCCATGGCAATGCCAAAATCCTTGGCTTGCGCGAGGTACTTTCGCAGGCTTTCACCGCCCTGATCGAGCAGCGGCAGCATTCGCGACAGGTCGTTACCCAGGCTTTCGAGGATGTTGATCTTCTCGGACTGGGTCGACACGGACTTGAGGCCATCGGCAATGGCCAGCAATTGCTTGTCCGGCGACAGCGCCGCCAGATTTTCAGCCGACAAGCTGATCAACAACTCGGCAGCCTTGAAGGGCTTCGGCGCCGAGCTGAGCAACACCATCGACCGCGCCAAGGCCGACTTCAACGACGGCGGCCCGCGCATCATCCGCCAGAACGCGGAGAGCGAGCTCAAGGATCTGGCGCATAGCGTCGATGATGCGGCGACCGTCCTGAACTTCATGCTCACCGTGGCCGAGGCCGACGGCGAGATCGAAGCAGCCGAGATGGTGGTGCTGGAGAAGGCCGC